ATAACGAGGGTGACTATCCAGATAAAGAAAACGAGATTGAAATTACTAACGGTGTAGCCTTCATTAAGATCGAGGGTGCGCTAAGTTACAAACCGGTAAAGATGATGTGCTCTCCAGAAGGCACAAGTTATGTTGGTCTTGTGGAGCAAGTTACTGAAGCAATCTCCGCAGGAGCAGACACAATCGTGTTTGAACACAGTTCCGGGGGTGGTCAGGCATTGGGCTGCTTCCTCATGGCTAATGAGGTGCGAATGCTAATGGACGAAGCAGGAGTTAAGTCATATAGCTACATTGACGAAGGAAGTTATTCGGCGAGTTACGCTTGGGCATGTATCTCTGACGAAGTGATTATCTCTCCAGAGGCATCCTGCGGCAGTATCGGATGTATTTGTGCAATGATCGACAACTCTGAGGCAATGGCTAAAGAAGGCTATCGTAGAGTTGTTATTTCAAGCACACCGGGCAAGTCTCCATATAATGAGGATGGCGGCTTCTCTGAGCAATTCCTTGCAAAGATGCAGGAAGATGTTACACGACTTGGCAATACTTTTGCGGAGCATGTAGCAAAATATACCGGTTTGCCGGTTGACGATATTCTTGCAATGGATGCTCAAACATTCTATGCAGAGAAGGCTCTTGAAATTGGATTAGTTAATTCAATCATGACACCAAGGGAGTTTATGAATTATTTGATGACGAAGGGAAGTAACTATGCTTAAGGCTGTAATGAAAGCGCTTGGCGCAGATACGGAGCAGGTTGCTCCTGTTGAAGCAAATCAAGATTTGACTAATTTGAATATCAATGAGCAACTTACTGTTGCCTTGGATGAGATTGTTGCTAAAGACAATATGCTTGGTGAATTCACTGCTAAGTTTGACACTATGGCAAAAGAAATCGAAGGCTACAAGGAGCAACTTGCTAATTTGCAATCTTATGCAGATGAGGCGCAAGCCAAGGCATTGGCTGCTGCTGAAGAATTGAAGGCTAAGGAACTTAGCGATAAACGTGAGCAACTAGCCGATGTAATCGGCAAGGATAATCCCGGCTTCGATGTTACCTTTGCTGCGTTGCAATCGTTGAATGCGGAAGCATTCGGAGTTGTGCTTAGTGGCTTTAAGGCTTCATTTGAGACTGAAGCAAAGGGTGCCATGTTTAATGAAGTAGGCATTAGTGGCGAAGCAGAAGTTAAGGCAGAAGAAGAATCTGAAACTGCACGTATCATCAAACAAACTTACAATAAATAAGAAAAGGAATTACAAATGACTGTTATTGCTACTCGTGGCGACATTTTTAGCGCAGTTTTCCAGGACGAATACGATCCTTCTAGCTCGATTACTCGTGACGTTGTTACCGTAAATCTAGCCGCAGGCGCTACGCTTGTCCAAGGAACTGTCTTGGCAAAAGTCACTGCCACTGGCAAGTACATTGTTCAAGACTCAACTCTTGGTGCTGGCGCTGGCCTTGAGGCCGCAGGCGTTCTTATTGGTGCTGACGAACTTACTTCAAGTGTTGTTTGTGCGACTACGACAGATACTAAAGTTTTGATGTTGGCAAGGGGGCCAGCAAAAATTGTCGCTGGAAAACTTGTCTATGGTGCTGGTACGACTACTGCTGCTCATAAACTTGCTGTCCAGAACACCCTTGCTGACAAGGGCATCGTCCAAGTTGCTGCGCTTTAATATAAAATAAGATAAGGAAATATAACAAATGATTATCCGTAAATTTGGTAGTAGCTTTGAGGTAGCCGACTACACTGGTGAAGTGTTGATGATTCCGAACCAGTGGGGGCTACTCAACCAGTCCGGTTTGTTCATGGATGAAGGGGTTAGTGAGTATTCGGTTCAATTTGAACAAACCACTAAAGACGGCGCGCTGATCGTTGACAAGGTTCGTGGTGAGCGCGCAAGCGCTGGCAAGGATTCTACCAGTAAACTGTTTAGCTGGGCAGTTCCACATTTCCCTTATGACGATGCAATTTTCCCACAAGACATCAAGGGTAAACGCGCATACGGCAGCGCGGATCAAGAAGAAACGCTCGCCGCCGTTCGCGCACGTAAGCTGGCACGTATTGTTCAAAACCACGCTTGGACTCTCGAATACGCACGTTTTCAACTACTGACTGCCGGTACAGTCTACGCCCCAAATGGCACGGTGAGTATGAACTACTTTACTGAAATGGGTGTTAGTCAGACCGTTGTTAACTTTGATCTAGCTACTAGCACGACCGATGTTATCTCTAAGGTTGAGGCAGTTATTTCGTCTATCCAAGATAATGCAAGTGGTGAGAATGTACAGAGTGTTATTGGTTACTGTTCTCCTGGCTTTTTTGCCGCCCTAATTTCACATCCTAACGTTAAGGCTGCATATACATACTATGCTTCCACTCAAGACCCGCTTCGTTCACGGCTGGGTGGAAACACTGCTATGTATCGTACCTTCGATTACGCGGGTATTCAGTTTGTTGAAGTCCGTGGTAACTACGCGGGCAATTTGTTCATTCCTGCTAAGGATGCAGTATTTGTCCCGGTTGGTACTTCCTCATTTTTGACTTTCACCGCGCCAGCAAATAAGTTTGACTTGCTGGGAACCGTTGGGGAGCGTGTTTACGCGTTCGAGTATCCTTCAGAACGAGGGGATAAGATTGTTATTGAGTCAGAAGCCAATTTCTTGAACGCATGTACTCGCCCCGCTCTAATTGTGCGAGGATATACGGCGTAATTAGATAGTCTGCTTTACAAAGGGGGCAAAATGCCCCCTTGCTAAAGTTGATTAATTATGATATAATGTTTGTTTTTAATGAATTGGGCGAACGGACTGATCCTCCTTCTTGTGCCACTACACAAGATAGCCCACCAATTCTTAGTGGGGAACAATATGAGAAAGCTAACAAGAGAAGAGTTTATTGCAAAGGTGACTCTCGCAAACAAAGATAAAGGATATGACTACTCCAGTGTTGTATATGTAAACAACAACATAAAGGTAGAGATCATTTGTCCGATACACGGTTCGTTCATGTCTAGACCAGATCATTTAACAAAAGGGCGTGGATGCAAAAAGTGTTGTGATGCAGAACGAGGACTTAATAATCGGCTCACTAAACAAGAAGGTATTTATAAGTTAGAGCAAGTTGTTGACCAAACAAAGTACGATTTATCAAAAGTAGAATATGTGACTTATGACGAAAAAGTTATTGTAACGTGTAAAGTACACGGGGATTTTCTAATTGCCCCTAGAACACTACTTAGAGGCTGTGGCTGTAGCCTGTGTATGGATACTGGGTTCAATCCAGGCAAGCCAGCAAAATTATACATCCACAATATCGTAAATTGCCAGCACAGTTTCACTGGATTTGGTATAACAAGAAACCTAAAGGCTAGGACGAGAAGCCACACTAAAAACTTAAATCGTGAAGGTTATTTAATTACAGAGTCCTTTGTTAGTGATGAAATGGATGGTAAGTTTATTCAGCAACTAGAGAATACCCTGAAAGAGACATTCACAGCTGATTCTGCTACTTCGCATCTAGAAGGTTTTAAACGAGAAAGCACAACAGCCCCATACCACGAAGTAGTAGCATTCGTACAACAATACATAGCAAACAATAATAAGGAGCCACATGGCGACACTTGACCTAAGCACAGCAGAAGACAGGGTACGCCTTAATATTGGGGACACTTCAGATATTGCATTCTTAACTACTGCTGAAATTACGTACTCATTATCTGTAAATAACAACAACGAGAATGCAGCAACTAAGCAATGTGCACAATTTATTCTTGCCAGAGTGGCCTACTCGGGCCATGAGCGCCTAGATAAGCTGGAATTTTATGGTGACACTGTTTTCAACCAGTATATGCGCTTCCTGAAGGAAGTAGTAAACAACCCAACATATAATGCTACAGCAGGAATTTATGTAGGAGGCCAAGACCTTTTGGATGTCCAAGCCAATCTACAAGATTCTACCCTTGTACAAAAACGCATCATCAATTATCCGAAGGATAGCTACCGTGATGATGATAAGTCGCTATACAATGTTCCCGACATCGAAGAAGACGGCTATAACTACTTCAGTAACTATTAAGGAGACATAATGCTTTCTAGTCTCTATAGAATGGTCTACGGTATCCTTGCAAGAGAAGGCGCTACAGCCACACTTACGCAACTTGGAGCCACAGGCACCTATGACCCAACTACATCGTCCTACACGCCTGCTACGCCAGTTACAACCACTGTTAAAGTTGTCCTACTAGACTACTCTGCTACAACTAGCGGACTAACTACTAGAGATGGATGCCTAATTGAAGACGGCGATAAACAATGTTATATGGATGCAAAAACTAATGGTGTTGACCTCACAGTTAAGCCCTCCCCTGCTGGGGATACAATTACTGTTGCTGGCGTAGTCTGGAGGATTATGGGTGTTAAAGAGTATAACCCTTCGGGTAGTTATACAATTATGTACGACCTACTGCTGAGAAGCTAATATGGCCTCAGATTTCTTTAGTGACATAAAATTGTGGACAGAAGAGGCTACCACAGAAGTAGCCGCAGAAGTTGCAGCCACAACAAGAACAATTTTCACCATGGTCATAGATAGATCACCAAAATTGACTGGTCGATTCTTAAATAATTGGCATGTTGGGCCAACAGATGTTAATTACTCTGTAATGGGGGTGTCCGATTGGGATGCAAAAATTGCGGAGATTAACGCAACAATCACCGCAGATTATTTCCTAACTCACAAACAAGCCTACTTAGTCAATAATGTATTCTACGCAGATAAAGTTGAGTATGGCTGGCCAGGTGGTCGGATGGGATATGCCCCTGTGGGAGACACTATTATGAAACTAGCAAAGATTGGCGATGGCTCTGCTCCAGTTGGACAAACACTTGGGGCTATTATGGGAGGGATTGTTTAATGTCTCAGTTAAATGTGCGTAATGCCTTGGAGACTAAACTAAAAGAATTTGCGCAATCAAAGAGTGTTGGCGTGTGTTGGGAGAATATAAAATTTATACCAACAGACCCTAAATTTCTAAGAGCAACAATATTTCCTTCTCCAACACAAGACCCCTCCTTTGGTAATAGGCATCGTCGTTACTTCGGATTGCTTAGAGTGACATATTATACTAAGGACTTCAATAGTGGAATGGGATCAACTATAGCATTTGTTGATAGCCTAGTAGATTATTTTCCAAGGGGTTTGCAAGTTACAGCGGGAACTCTTACTACCAACATAACTAACACCGCAAGTGTGACTATGCCTGGATATGAAGGTGCCTACATGTTTATTGTTGTAGACATCCCCTACCGAGCAGATGAGATTTCTGCATAGCAATATCTTAATAATAATAAATTCTCTCACAGCCTTGACATACTGTTAAAGTTGTGGTATAATTGTTGTATAACAATTGAAGAGGATGCCATGACAAAACGTAAAGACTATGCCGGTAATAAATATGGCCGACTCACAGCAAAAGAGTTTTCTCATTCAGAGAATGGCACGACATTCTGGGTATTCGTTTGTGAGTGTGGAACAGAGGTTACGCGTAGAGTTAATAATGTAACCTCTGGAAATACAACAAGTTGTGGCTGCTATAAGACAGAAGTTATGTCTGAATACGATAGAACAACCCACGGCCTTTACTACACACCGTTTTGGCATTGTTTTCATGGGGCTAGACACCGTTGTGAGAATACCAATGACACCGACTACAAAGACTATGGTGGTCGTGGAATTAAGTTTTGTTGGGAATCCTTAGAAGAATTTGCTGGAGATTTGCAGGACACGTATTTTACAGGCGCAACATTAGAGCGTATTGATGTAGATGGGAACTACTGCAAAGAAAACTGTAAATGGGAAACACGAAAGAAACAGGCAAGGAATAGGAGGAAAACAAAGTCCAACACATCTGGAGTTACAGGTGTTGGCTTTAATGCAGAAGATAATAGGTGGTTTGCTCACTGGAGGTCATTAGACGGTAAGCACGAATCAAAATCATTTTCTGCTAGGAAGTACGGTAATAACGTTGCCTTTGAACTTGCATGCGCTGCAAGAACACACGCAATTGAGAAACTTAATTCCGATGGTGCGGGATATTCTGAAAAACATGGTTTATAACAAAAGGAAATGATATGAGCATACCTTCCGGGGTCAATAAAAGCTGCATCTATAGTAAAGAAACTGTTTGGGGTACAGCCCCTCTTGCCAATTCAGGTAAGTACATTCGTCGTACAACTCTTGATCTTAATCTTACACGAGATAGTTTTCAGAGTGCTGAAATTAGCTCTACTGCGCAGACCTCTGATATGCGACTTGGTAGTGACAAAGTAGACGGCACACTAAATGGTGAATTGTCTCCTGGCAGCTATAGCGACTTCTTCGCGTCGCTTCTTCGCGGAACGTGGGCATCAGTTGTCACAGCTACAGCACTAACTATTGCGTCGGCAGCAACTGGCAATAAGTTGATTCGTAGCGCAGGTAGCTGGATTACCCTTGGCTTCAAAGTTGGTGACTTAGTTAATGTTAGTGGCTTTACAACTACTGCTGTTGGTAATAACAAATCTGCTCTCATTACAGTGCTTACTGCTACAGATATGTCGCTTGACATTAATAGTGTTACCCTTGTTACTAAAGCAGAGGGGGATAGTGTTACAGTAGCAGTTGCAGGTAAGAAGTTGATTGTTCCGCTTACCCCTTCGGGGCGTACTGACGAATCATACACTATTGAACAGTTCTATGACAACATTGGTGTTAGCCGCCTTGCTACTGGTGTGAAGATTAGCACTGCTGCTGTCAAGGTTGCACCTAATGCAATGACCACAGTCGATTTTGGACTTACTGGTAAGAATGTTGAATCCACCAGTTCTGCGTATTTTACCACGCCTACTGCTGCTTCAACTACCTCTATCTTCTCTGGTAATTCTGGTTTGCTGCTGGTTGATGGTGTTCCACAGGCAGTTGTTACAGGTCTTAATTTTACCATTACAGGTAATACAGAGGCTGGTGTTGTTATTGGTAACCGTAATCCAGCAGCGATCTTCCTCGGTCGTGTTGGGGCAACTGGTGAATTTACTGCATACTTTACAGACGATACTATCTTTACTAAGTTCAAGAATGAACAAGGTATCTCGCTTGTGTATAAGTTTGTTGGGGATACCAACGAGACAATGGTTATTAAGTTCCCACGAATCAAGCTCAGTGGATCGTCTGTTGACGATAAGGAAGTTGGTGGTTGTATTCAGACTATCCCATTCACTGCGTTGCTGAACAATGGCGTTGATACCACTATTGAACAAAGCACTGTCGTTATTATTGATTCTGTAGCATAACATTATAGCGGGGCATTGCCCCGCTATTTCTTTCTTAACATAAGGAGTAAACATGGACTTTAAAAAGAATTTTGATACCATTTCTGCCGCTGAAAAAGGAATGGACTATGTTGTAAAAGATTTCGATGAAATTGAGACAGATGTTGTAGTTTCAATTATCGGGGTTGGTAGTCGCGTGTTTAAGCAGGCCAAGTCAAAGATTGATAACCAAGAGTCCATTTATGCTCGCAAGGGCAAGAAAATGGATGATGATGTTAGTAATGAATTGTGGGTAGAACTTTTGGCTAAATGTACTAAGGGATGGATCAATGTTGAAGAGGGCGGAAAGCCGGTGGAATTCTCTTATGACAACGCTATTCATATGTACACTGCGTATCCATTTCTTCGTAATCAGATTCTTGCAGCGATTCACGACGTAAAGGCAATGCTTGAGGGAAACTCCTAGAGCTACGCCACTATGCTGAAGAGACATTCAAGATTCATAAAGCAGATAAGAGTGGCGTAGCCCCAATAGTAACCTTTAATAAAGTTAAAGAGATAACCAATATTACACCTCCCGAATTACAAGAATACCTTGACTTAGAAATGCCTGTTGAGTTTCATTCTTATTGGGAGGACTTCTTGCAACTTACCAGCAAGAGGCATTGTTCTGAGTCTGGATTCTCTCCTATAACATTTGTTGATATAGCTGCTTGGTGTAGAGTTGTTAATGTAGAGGTTAGCCAGCTGTGGTTAGATGTTATAGACGCCTTAGATCAAGTATGGCTTAGAGTGCAATCACAAAAATAAACAAGAATCTTGGAGATGCCTAAAGGCTTCCTTCGTAAAGGACTAAAATGGACGTAAAGAAACTTAGTGTAGTTGTAGAGCAGACTGGTATTGCTCCTACAGCCAAGAATCTTGAAAGCCTTGCAAAAGCCTCCGATAACGCCGCCCCGGCTGTCGAGAGGCTTTCTTCTTCGCTAAAAGGGTTCAAATCAGTTAATATTGACTCTTTTGCTACGCAACTACAGCAATTAGCCACAGCAATTAAAGATATCAAGACAAGCACTTCAGGCATGGCAGATATTGCTAAAAACATTGGTGGTTTATCTGTTAACCTAACTAATATTGCAAATGCTACTGATCGATTATCTGCAAAGACTAGCGATGTGTCTGCATATGTAGCACAGATTAAAGCATTACGAGTTGAACTAGAGGGAATGAAGGGTCTTAGTGTAAATATTGGTAAGGTAACAACTTCAGGCTCTAGTTCTAGTAAAGCCTCCTCTGTTGTCTCTTCAGCTAATACTGAAGCAACAGACTCTTTGACTAAGGCACAACAGCGCTTGGCAACGCAGATTGAGCGAACTGCCATGATGGTTGGCAAGCAAAAGAGCGAGTATCTTGCTCTACGTGCTGCCCAAGAGGGCATTACAGATATCACAGCAAAACATATTACAACTATTGCATCTGCTGAAAAGACTACTGGTAAATATGTAATGTCAACAAGGGAACTAAATGCGGCAATGCGCATGGTTCCTGCACAGTTTACAGATATTGCAACACAGTTGGCGGGTGGACAGAGTCCTATGCTTATTATGTTGCAACAAGGTGGACAGTTGAAGGACATGTTTCATGGGCTAGGGCCAATGCTGAAGAATGTTGGCGGGATGGTGCTTAATTTTATAGTTAGTCCATTTACTCTTGCCATAGGAGCAATTGCAGGAGTCGTATACGCACTTTATACAAGTCAGTCTGAACTGTCTGCATTTAATAAAGTAATGACTACTACTAATGGAATCTCTGGTATGTCTACAGAGAATTTCTATAAGATGAGAGATTCAATTTCATCAGTTGCAGGAACGCAAGGAAAGGCATCCGATGCATTGCTTGCAATTGCTGGAAGCAGTAAGTTAGCAGGACTTAATGTGGAATCCATTGGCATAGCTGCCGTTAAGATGGAGGCATTAACGGGCCAGTCGGTTGAGGATACAGTAAAGCAGTTTGAGTCTCTTGGAGAAAAGCCATCAGAGGCAATATTAAAATTAAATGATAAGTATCATTTCTTAACAGCATCTACTTACGACAATATTACAGCCTTGGAAAAACAGGGCAATATGTTTGGGGCTACAAAAGCAGCGGCGCAAGCCTTTCAAGACGCTATTGATAAAATGACTACAGAATCAATTGCTAAGGCAGGCTATATTGAGCGCAGTTGGTACGCCATCAAGAAGGCAATCGTTGGTGCAAAGGATGCAGCCCTTTCTTGGGGATCAGACGATCCCAATAAGCCTATTGCAGCACTAGATAGAACTATTGCTAATATTCAGAAAAATATTAGTGAGATGAAAAGAACAGGTTCTGTAGAGTTATTTGGAGTTGGATTGAATGAAAGTGAATCTCAATTAGCCTCTCTTATGAAACAACGAGAGCAGTTGAGAATTAACCTGTCAACCCAAACGTCTATGGTTAAGGCGCAGTCTGATGAAGTAAAAGAAGCCGAGAGAGCTAATAAATCACGCTCAGAGTTTGGCAAGATTACAGAATCAAACATGTCCAAAGAGGCAAAGAAGCTAAAAGAAATAAATGATCTTAAGAAGTCATATGAAGGACTTGGTAATAAAACCTCTCAAGACAAAACAGACTATCAAGCAAATTTAGAAGCTATCAACGAAAAGTATAAAGACAAGTCTACCTCTGGAGCTAAGAATGACATGGCCCAGATTTATTCTGCTCGTATAGCTGAAGCCAAAGATTATTCAGAAACACAAATTAAGATTGTTAAGGATAGGCTCACAGAGCAGAAAATTACAGAAGAAACAGCAGCTAGTGATATTCTTATTCTTCAAACACAGTCCTCTGATAAGCGTGTAAAACTTCTTGAGGAGCAATACAGCAAGACTAAGGATATTGGAGACAAGGCAAAAATTAACGAAGGTATTAAGGCTGCTCTTAATGAGTCAGAAAAAGCATGGGCAGATTATACAGCAGCTTTAGCTAAAATGTCTAAAGAGTATCAATCATACCAGAACAGTGTTGTTGGCAATGCATCAAAAGTTGCAGATAAGCTTGAAGAAGAAAATGATGCTATTCGCCTACAGATTGATAATCTGGGAGTTAGTGAAGCACAGCAAGGTAGGAATGAGGCCCAGAAGCTCAGGGTGGCCGCTGCTGCTGATTACGCTGCTGCGGCAATACTACGAGAGGCGTATGCCATTAGAGAGGCTACAGGGGCCTCTATGGAGGCTATTAGCCACTATCCTGCCCTTGCAGATGCTATAGAAAAAACTGGTGATAAGATCACAGCACAGGCTGACCTTCGTTTAGAAAAAGGAATGAAGGAAAACCAAGCAGAGATAGAAAAGGGCTGGAAGAAGACAAACGAAAAGATTTCTGACAATATCACGGATGCTTTAATGAAGGGGTTTGAAAAAGGAAAGACGCTTGCTCAGAATTTCCGTGATACCCTTACAAATATGTTTAAAACGCTTGTGTTGCGACCAACTGTTCAAGCAATTGTTACAGGAGGTATGGGGCTAGTTGGTATGTCTACTGCACAAGCAGCAGGATCAACGGCGTCTACTGTTGGTGGTATTGGTAATATTGCTTCTATGGGGAATAGTGCTTGGGGAGCTTATACAGGTGGAATCGGATCGGCATATGGAGCTTTTGCTAACTCAAGTGTTGGGGCAGGATTAGGGCTGTCTACTGCACAAGCAGCAGGGTATATGGCCCCTGTGTACGGCGAAGGTGGGGCATTGCTGTCAGCAGGCACAGGGACTGCTGCTGGTGGATTGACAGGGGCTGGTGCAACGATTGGGGCAGCCCTCCCTTATGTTGGAGCAGCCTTAGCTGCTGTAACTCTTATTACTAGCCTAATGAAAAAAGGCGGAGGCCCGAAGACAGAAGGTGATGCCTACGCAACACTATCAAATAGTGGAATCTCATCATTGTCTACACAAGATGCAAAAGGTAATAACTACATCACAGGAACAGGTAGCAATAATATTGTAGAGAGCCTTGTAACTCCGATTGGTAAATCTGTAGCAAGTTTAATTACTAGTCTTGGTGGAAATGCTGCCGGTATTGGCCTGAACTTGGGTTTTAGTACTGATCCTAAAGGTACAGCTAAAGACAATATCCAATCTGGTGTTATGGATGCTCAAGGTAATTATGTTTACCGTAATGGTAGAAATGCCGAGAGGGGCACATATGATACAGAGTTGCAACTAGAAACACAAAGAATGTTAGTGGCTGCAGTTAAAGCTTCTGATGTTTCTCAAGTGTATAAAGATGTAGCAAATAGTGTTGATTTATACACTGCCAGTGCTGAAGAATTGCAAACTGTGCTGTCTAATCTAACAGCGATCACCACATTAAGAACAGCCTTTGATACACTTGGTTTTGGTGCAGATAAGCTTTCTACATCATTAATCACTGCCGCTGGTGGTGCTGAAACTCTTAATACCAATCTTAACAGCTACTATGATAATTATTATTCTACTGCTGAGAAGAATGCAAACATAACGAAGCAGGTAACTAAGGCTCTTAATGATGTTGGTGTTGCAATGCCTGCTAGTAAAGCAGCATTCCGAAGTGTCGTAGAAGGATTGGATTTAACAACTTCATCTGGGCAGGCTGCTTTTGCAGCAATGATGTCTGTCTCTGCTTCGTTCTCATCGCTTATTGATTCAGCAGCAACTGTAAAACAAGCCGCAGACGAAGCCGCGAAAACTTCTGCTGACCTACTAGCAACACGTATTAAGGCTTCTTATGATCTGGTTGATGCTGCATATTCTAAGTTGGAAGACTCGGTTACAGCACAGAAGAAAACATTGCAGGATGCTTATGAGATACAAGCAGCTATTTACAAAAGTTCTATAGAGGCTGCAACAGCAACAAAAGAAACATTAACAAGTTTAAACGATGCACTTGAGACAGCAGTAAAGACAGTAGAGTTGGAAAGTGATACAAAGCTTGCATTGCTTCGTGCCGAAGCACAGGCTGCACTTAACACTGCATTAACTGCGTCAAAAAGTGGTTCATCATTAACCGCCTATAGTGAGAGTATTTCTACAGCTATTGAGGATCTGTCGAAGCCGTCCGAGCAACTATACTCTAGTTTTGAGGATTATGCAAGGGATCAAGGCAGAGCTAGTGCAACACTCTCGGCACTCAAGACGGTTGCAGGATCACAGAAGAGTCTTGCTGAACAAACGCTTAATGAAATAACTAATGCAGCAGACTTAGCTGAGTTACAGAACAATAGGGCACAAGACGCTTTAGATAAGATTTTAACAGATGCTACTGCTCAGATTAATGAGTTGAAAGGTATTAACACAAGTGTCTTATCCGTTGCAGCAGCAATTGCAAATCTTGGCTCTGTTATTGCTATGTCTAAAGCAGTAGGTGGGGGGTTAGGTGGCAGCATCTCCCAAGCAGGAACAATGGGTGCAGCAGCAGGCTACTCTACAAATGATGCCGGAGTTATCACACAGAAGTTTAGTGGCTCTTGGGATCAAAGTCTAGTTAAGGACACATGGGCTGCTAATCCTGGTGCTTATGCAGCCGTATATCAGTCAGCAGCACTTAATGGGCAATCTCTTGCAACTCTTGACACAATCTTTGGGCAACCTGCCGGAACAGCCGCAGCAGCGGCAGACAAGTATGGTCTTACAAAGTTTGCTGTTGGCACAAATTATGTTCCAGAGGATATGCTTGCAATGGTGCACAAGGGCGAACGCATTACGCCTGCTGGGGATAATAAGCAACTAATAGGGCGGTTATCTACTCCGTCAAATAAGAGTGAATCGTTTAATGCTGAAGCTTTGTTGACAACGATGGAAGCCATGAAGCAGGAAATGGTTATGCTTCGTTTTGAAGCAAGAGCAATTGTTGTCAATACAAGCGAAAATGTAAAACTTATCAAGAGAGTAATGCCAGATGGCGATGCTATTTCTACTAGGGAGGCTGCACCAGTATGATTGAACTGTCAACAAAGGTAATAAGCCCTATAGCATTAACAGATGCAATATTAATCTCTAGCACCGCCCCAGAAACAGATTATGCTGTCTGGGCCGCTGCAACTGCTTATACACTAGGGCAGAAATGTATCAGAGTTTCAACACATAGGATATACGAGAGACTTATCGCAGGAACAACTGCTACTCCTCCTGAAACAGACCCAACTAATTGGCTAGATATTGGCCCAACAAACCGTTGGGCCATGTTTGACAATGTTGTTGGAACTGCTACAACAATTACTACTCCTTTAACAGTTGTGCTTAAACCAGGAAGTATCTCTGGTTTAGCACTTCTAGAATTGGTAGGCAAGACCGCAACAATAACAATGAAGGAGTCTACAGGGGGGGCTGTAGCATACAACAAGGTCGTAACTCTGGATGGAACAATCATTACAAGTTTTTACGACTGGTTTTACACTCCGTATGCCCAAGAAGAATCAGTAGCCCTTACAGACTTGCCGTTTCATTTTCCTAATTGTGAATTAACAGTCTCAATATCCTCTACATCTGGTAGTGTTTCTTGTGGCGTGTGTAAATTTGGAGAGGTCATAGGGATTGGTGCAACAGAATATGGAGCTACTTCTGGTGCTATTGATTATAGCGTAAAAACAGTTGATGCCTTTGGGAGATATACAATTGTTAAGCGCGGCTACTCTAAGAAAATGTCTCTTAAGGTAATCACTGAACAAGTTGATTATCCTCGTATCTCGCGTGCCCTTGCCGATTTACGCGCCACGCCTGCTGTTTGGATTGCTACAGATGTTTATGGGTATGAGCCTTTGACAGTATACGGCTTTTACAAAGAGTTTTCCATAGAAGTGGCCTACCCAACAATGAATTACTGCTCACTTGAAATTGAAGGATTAATATGACAATTGCCACACTTCCATCCTTAGACAGAACATCACCTACATTTAAAACTGATGTAGATACGTTCTTCGCAACACAGTTGCCAACATTCTCTACAGACATAAATGCTCTACAGGTGGACGTCTCAGCTAAACAAGCAATAGCTACTAATGCGGCCAACACTGCTACAACACAGGCAGGTATAGCCACTACGCAAGCGGGTTTGGCTACAACTAATGGGGCTGCTCAAGTATCGCTTGCAACAGTGCAAGCTAACAATGCACAAGGCTCAGCATATGCCGCAGCAGCAAGCGCAGCAAGCGCCTTAAACGCGCCAGGAACATCCGCAACAAGCACTACCAGTTTGCCTATTAGTTTAGGGAGTCACTCACTAACTATCCAAACAGGGAAGGCATATGCTGTTGGTCAGTTTGTTGTTATAGCAAATACTCCTACACCAAGTAATTATATGTTTGGGCAGATTACTTCATTTACTAGTGGAACTGGAGCCTTGGTTGTAAGTGTATCTACTATAAGTGGAAGCGGAACATTTACGGATTGGACAGTTGCATTATCTGCGGTGGCAAGTAATACGGGAGCAAGTTTAGGCACAAATACATTTACTGGTGCTCAAATCTACTCTGACCAGCAACTAAGCAGAGGGTTGATTAAAGATTTTGGTTATGTATTCCTTGACAAAGGAAACTCTGGAACTACTAATCAAGTAATTGACTATACAGCAGGGAGCCACCAAAAGATCACTGTAACAGGAAGCCACATTATTAGTACAACTAATTGGCCCCCAAGTGGGAATCTTGGGGATGTTCTATTAGAACTTACTAATGCAGGATCGGCCACTTTGACATTTTCTCTTGGGACAACTACCAATTGGATTAAATCTGATGGTAGCTATAGTACAACATTTGCAGGGGCGGGTGTCACATTGCAAACATCTGGAACAGACTGGATTTGTATGTGGACAAGAGATGCTGGTGTTACTGTGTTTGTAAAGGTGATTAGATAATGTTAAATAAACTATTATCTGCATCTAGTGGAGCACAAAAATTATACTCAGACGATGTTTTCAGTGCGTATACCTACACCGGAAATGGCGCAACGCAGCCGATCAACAATGGGATTGATCTTGCGGGTAAGGGCGGGATGGTTTGGGCAAAACAAAGAACTTCTACTAACTCGCATACTTTAGTTGACTCTATACGTGGAGTAGATAAGTTTATACGAACAAATACCACCGACGCACAACAGAGTTTTAGTGGTAGTGGGTTAACAGCACCAGTGTTTCTAAATAATGGTTATGTCACAAGCAATTATGCAGGTGATAATGGTGCTTCCACAGGTTACGTGGGATGGACATTCCGCCGCGCCCCGGAATTTTTCGATGTGGTTACTTATACGGGGAATGGTACGACACAAAACATTGCACATTCGCTCGGTATTGCACCGGGTATGATTATCGTAAAACAGACTAGCGGGGCTAATGCTTGGTACGTATATCATCAAAGTCTTGGAAACACGGGCTATCTTTTTCTTAACACTACAGCGGCGGTTGAAACAAGTGTTACAGGAAATGTATGGGGGAATGGATCAATTCCTGTTTCCCCAACAGCAGCACAGTTTTCTATTGGGGCTGATGGGGGTTTAAACACTAGCGGACAAACCTACGTCGCCTACCTATTCGCCCACGATACTTCAGCAGATGGGATTATTCAGGCAGGCAGCTTTACTACGGATGCGAGTGGTAATGCTACGGTTAATCTCGGGTGGGAGCCGCAGTATTTGATGGTGAAAGATATCACCGTCGGTGGGTCTTGGCACATACTGGATACGTCGAGGGCATTTAGTCAGTCAGCGGAATTACGTATCACAGCTAACTGGCCAGCGGCGGAAGTTAATGATGGAACAATATATTCAAGCCCGACAGCTACCGGGTTTGTGATTAGGAGTGGTTTGGTTTCAGCAGGATCAAATACGGTCTACCTCGCCATCCGTCGCCCCAACAAGCCCCCAACACTCGGCACGCAGGTTTATAACGCGATTGCACGAACGGGTACTGGTGCTGCTGCTGTGGTGACAGGGGTGGGGTTTGCGCCGGATTTACTAGGAACTACTTCTAGGACAGGTGGATTTTATTCCTTCGTAGATAAAAACCGTGGGCATACACAATCCCTTTATGCACATTCAAACACGACAGAGGCCACAAGTTCATCGTCACAAGATCTAGTCAGCTTTGATATGAATGGTATATCTGTTGGAGTTCAAAACAATATATATATAAATGGAAGTGGTATTTCTCTTATTCATCATTTTTTTCATAGGGCCCAGGGGGTATTTGATATTGTTTGTGACACAGGTACTGGCATATCAAAACAGGTTGCACATAACCTCTCTGCCACTCCAGAATTGATCATAAGAAAATGCCGAACATTTGCCTATAACTGGCAAGTTTACTGCTCATACGCATCCGGGAATCTTGTGCTACAGCAAACATCAGCCCAAGCCGCTAGTATGAACTTATGGACAAATGGGTCAGTTAATATGACACCCTCCACGTTTTCAGTCTCTTCTATTGGGGAGATTAATGCTGGTTCTGACACTTTCATATCTTATCTTTTTGCATCACGATCTGGAATTAGTAAGATTGGGAGTTATGTGGGGAATGGTTCTTCACAAGTTATCAATTGTGGATTCACAACTGGTGCTAGATATATGTTTATAAAATCTATTGATAATGTAGGGGACTGGTTTTATTGGGACTCTGCACGTGGAATTATTTCTGGAGATGACCCGCACCTTTCATTAAACACCAGTGTTGCGGAAGTTACCACAGATGACAGTGTAGACGTGGATATCTCCGGGTTTATAGTTAATCAAGTTGCTGCTACCAATATCAATATTACAGGTGGTACTTATATTTTCTTAGCATTTGCTTAAAAGGAGTCTTATGTCATACATCAATCTAGTAACAAAACAGTATCCTGTCTCCGAACAGGATATCCGCAACTCTCTTCCTAACACATCATTTGCTACTCCATTCAATCCTGATGGGTATGCTTATGTGTTTCCGTCCCCACAGCCAACATATAACTCCTTGACTCAAGTTGTCCAAGAGACAACTCCCGTTCTTACGGTAAAGGGAACATATGAGCAGCAATGGGAAGTTATTAACCTTCCAACAGATGTTGCAGCAGCTAATAAGAATAGGCAGAAATTAGCAGAACTCGCTACTCTTGCAGATGATTATAAAGCAACTACCACAAATTTGCAATTAACATGGCTAACAGCAATGGTTAATGATGGAACGAGTGAAGTGGGAAAGAAGGCAATTGTAATGTCAAATATTGCAGCAGCAAAATCAAAATATACATCCGATGTTGCTGCTATTATCTCAAAATACGCATAGAGGGAATTATGGATACCAATGTCAATGTAGAAGTTCCAGAAGCTTCGGCTGTAAATTATCGATTTTGCCCAATCTGTGCTGGTCAGATGTATTGGGTAGAGTCCCTTACGATGGTCCCAGGAGTTGCAGGGTTTGAATGTGAAGAGTGTTTCTTCTTTGAATTTACCTAATGTTTAATTAACAATAAAAGCCCTACGTCATTGACGTAGGGCTTATTGCTTATCTACTACTTAGTCATTCAAGAATTCAACAACACTTGCCTCATCAGATAATGCCTTAACCTTGTCAGCAAAGAAT